TAACAGGTGGAGTCACAGCAAATGCTGCTGGCGCCGTTGTTGCACCTTTTGCACAAGGCCCAGAAACAGTAACGCTTGTTAACTCTTGGTATGAATTTACCAAGTATTTTGGAGGCTACAACGCTTCCTACCCAGCCACCTTCCAAGTTGGCGCATATTTTTCAAACGGCGGTAAAGAACTTTACGTTCAACGCCTTCTTAAATCAGACGCTGTTGCTGCATCAGTATCTTTAGTAGATTCAGGTAGCACAGCACGAGTAACTGTTACATCTAAAAATGCTGGAACAGATGGAAACAACCTTCGTGTAGTAGTTACTGCAGGTTCTGTTGCAAGCACATACACACTGGCTCTTTACAAAGAATCAGGTGTTGCAAATAGCATTACTGACGATATTCTTTTAGAAAGTTATGAAAACGTTGTATTTGACGATGCAACATCAAGTGATTTTGGTCCAACTGTAATTAATACTGTTTCTCCAAATATTTCAGTTGCTGTTATTGCTGGTTATGCTGGTCAAGGTATAGTAAGTACTACCTATCCATTAACAAGTGGAACAAACGGTTCAGCGGTAACATCTACTGATTACACAAACTACAAGGCTAGTGGAAGTTCAGTTTTTGCACGTTTCTCACCCCTAGACCGTCCTCTTGTTATATTCCTTCCAGGAATTTGGGCAGCACTTTCTTCTGGTGAAGTTGCAGTAATTGATGCCGCTACTTCATGGGCAGAATCAAACAATGGTTTTGTTGTTATTGAAACAGCAGAAGCCCTAACTGTTGCTAACGCAATTACAGCAGCAGGAAGTTTGACTGACACCAGTTTTGGCGCTGTCTACTATCCACACGTGTACATTGCAGACCCAGTAGGTCGTGGAACAGGTTCACTTCGTCTTATTGGACCATCTGGTGCAGTTGCAGGTCTTTACATGGCAACAGATGCAAGTCGCGGTGTCTTTAAGGCTCCAGCAGGCATCCAAACAACTGTTGCAAATGTAGTGGCTGTAGAAAAATCATTTACATCAACAGAACTAGATTCAATGAACTCAAGCACATCACCAGTTAATCCACTTCGCCAGATTCCTGGTGCAGGCCTTTCTGTTATGGGTGCTCGTACATTAAAGCAAGATGGAACAGCGAACAAGTATGTAAACATGCGTCGTTCACTCATCTATATTCGCAAGCAACTCAAGAACAACACAGAGTTTGCTATCTTTGAAAATAACGACGAAGCACTATGGTCACGTATCCGTAGCGCTCTTAATGTGTTTCTTTCTGAGTACAAAAACCAAGGCGGACTTCGTGGAACAACTAATGCTCAGGCTTTCTTCATCAAGTGTGATGCAGAAAACAACACAGCAACCACAATCGCTAACGGAGAAGTACACATCCAAGTTGGTGTTGCTCTTCAATACCCATCAGAGTTTATTGTCATTGACCTAAGTCAAAAGACAATTAACTAGGCCGAAGGAGAAAATATACAATGGCAATCGTAAATCCACGTTCAGGGTTAACTACTGACCCAGTACGTAACTTTAGGTTCTTAGTAACCTTTCAACCACAGGACACTTCAAACACCGCACTTGGTACAAAGACCATTCCAATGGGCTTTACATCAGTGTCAGGACTTGCCGTGACTACAGACTCAATCCCTTACCGTGAAGGTGGATACAACACCACTGTTCACCAGATTCCTGGTCAAACCTCATTCACACCGTTGACTCTTCAACGTGGTGTGATTCTTGGTACAAGCCAGAATTGGGATTGGATGAAGCAATTATTTGCAACAGTTCAGGCTGGCGGTTCAACTTTGGACTCAGGCAAGAACTTCCGTTGTGACCTTGAAATTGCAGTTCTTAACCACCCAGTCCCATCATCTGGAACTGGCGGAGGAACAGCAGGAACAACTTCAACAGATGAAGTTGCAATGCGCTTTAAGGTCTACAACGCATGGCCTACAACAGTGGCATACTCCGACTTAAACGCTGGAGATAACGCACTCTATGTTGAGCAAATGACCCTCGTACACGAAGGTTTTGACCTCAAGTGGGGTAAGTACAATGACACTACAAAGGCGTTTGAAAACGCAGCAGCGTTCTAATCTAACAAAGGACTAACATGACGAACACAATTAGTGCAGCGGCTAATCCCGCAATGGCAAACAAAGCCGTACAAGAAGCAATGGCTGAAAAGCCACAAGAAATAGAAATTCGCATTACCTCTCCTTCGGACACAGTCGTTAACCTTCCTGGCGGATACATAACATCCGCTGGGGAGGTTGCTACCGAAGCAGAAGTACGTGAACTAAACGGTCGTGACGAAGAAGAAATTTCAAAAGCAAGCACTCTAGGTAAAGCGCTATTAACAATTTTAAAGCGTGGAACTGTACGTATTGGTAATGAACCAGTAACAGAGCAGATGCTAGACAAACTTCTTTCAGGGGACCGAGACATGCTTCTTCTTGGAATCTTTAGAGCAACATTTGGAAATATTGCACACTTGGGCGGCTATTGCGGCTCATGTGCCGAAACAAAAGATGTTGACGTAGAAATTGATAAGGACATTAAAGTCAAAGTTTTAACAGACCCTCTTAATGACCGTACATTTCTTGTAAAGGGTAAAACCTTAGAGTACACAGTAGAACTACCAACAGGTATTACACAGAAAGAACTGATGCTTAGCGCAGACAAAACAGTCGCTGAACTAAACACTATTCTTTTAGAACAAACCGTTGTTAAAATTGGAGAAGCCCCAGTAGTCAGTAAGATGCAAGTACAAAACCTTGGACTTACAGACCGTCGCAAAATTGTTGATGAAATTAACAAGCGAGTATGCGGCCCACAGTTTAATGACCTAACACTTGGTTGCCCAGACTGTGAAGGCGAGGTACAGGTTCCTATTAGTTTAGGTACCTTGTTTCGGTTCTAGCCGAATTTCTTATTCTCAGTTACTTACTGAGTGGAGAAAACTAACCGAACTTTATAAAGGATGGACGTTGACAGAGATACAGGCTCTGTCACCTAGGGAAAGAGACAACTGGTTACAAATACACCAGTTAAAGAGTTAAGGAGATGACATGGGTTACGCCGCAGATGTAAAAGCATTAACCGCTGACATCTCCAAACTTACCGACCAAATTAACAAAATGCACGTTGCCGTCTCGTTAGCGGGCAAAGACTCTGTTGGTATTTTTTCCGCTGTGCGTGGCGCACTTAGTAATGGTGGTCAACGTGGTAATGGTAGGGCTGGAAACAATCGTCTTGATGCTTCGTTTGGATACTTAAATCCAGCACCACCTGTCACCAGTATGGATGGTGGTGGACAAAGTGGTAAAGGTGGAGGCGGAACACCCGCAAAAACACCTAACGGTGGTGGAGCACAGTTTAGTGCTTTAGCAGGTACATACAGTCAAATGGGCAAGGTTGGCCTTGCTTCAACAGGTATGCAAGCGTTAGCAACTGTTGGAAGTACTTTGTACAACATGGTTCCAGATTCTTCTGGAGTTGTAAACCGTGCTGGCTCTTATTACCAAGCAGCGCTTCGTTCTCCAGGAATGGGTCGTGCAGGATTAGAACGTGCAACTTTTAGCGCTCTTCGTGGTGGAATTACTAGCATTGGCTCTGATGCAAACGTTGCAAACATATTTGCTAATGCAGGATATAACCCAGGAAGTAAAGATTATTTATCTGCAGCACGCCAAGTACGTGGTGCTGCTACATATCTTGGAATGCAAAACGAAAATGCTGCATCTGCAATTGCTGGTCTTCAAGGTGGTCCAATGGGCGCTAACTTGTACCAATACGGCATTACAACTATGGGTGCTGATGGAAGTTCGAAAAGCGTTGGGGATATTGCTCAACAACTTTATCGCCAAATGTTTCCTAATGGAGCAACCGCAAAAGGCGTTCAAGGAGCAATTCGTAGCGGTTTTGCAGGGCTAAACTTGCAAGGCATGGGAATGAATGCTGACCAACAACAGATGATTAGCCAAGCGTTTGTAGACATTGCATCTGGCAAAAATCCAGACCTTGCCTCTGCTAAATCTGCTGCTGGTAATCAAAATCCTTTTGACCCATTATTTCGTGCAAATACTTCTTCAACAATGATTCAAGGCGCTGCTGAAAAAAACACTATCTCAGGTCTTGGAGCCGCAGCAGGAACTATTGAAACATTTAATAACTCCATGAAAGATGTAATTGCATCAATGGCTTTGTTCAAGGGTTATATGGATGGATTAAGTGGTAACCCACAAGGTGCTGCCATTAAACAAGGTGGCAAATCAATGTTTAACCTTGGAAAACAAGCCCTTGGTTATGTTGGAATGATTGCAGGTGTTGCTACAGCAAACCCATTAATGGTTGCTGGTGGCGCTGCCCTTGCTTTTAGTCCAGGTATTGGTGGCGGTAATCCTGGTTATGGTTCATCTTTTGGTGGGCGCAATATGAGTTCAGGAAAATATTCTAGTAGTTTAATTTCCGCAGGTTACGGTGCTCGTGAAGCGCAAGGTGGAAATTGGAGTAGCACTGGCGGTGTTCACCAAGGAACTGACTACAACGTTGATTCAGGTACATCAGTTATTGCAGTAAAAGATGGTGTTGTTTCAAACACAACCTTAAGCGCTGACTATGGTCAAGCAGTAATTATTGACCATGATGGTGGTTACTCTTCCCTTTATGCTCACTTAAGCAACAAACAAGTAAGCCCTGGAACTCGCATCATTCAAGGACAAGAAATTGGTAAGTCAGGTAAATCAGGTAATGCTACTGGTCCACACCTTCACTATGAAGTATGGAAAGGACCAAACAACCCAGTAGACCCAGCAGAGTTAAAGGGTGCTGGACTACCCATTGGTGGTGGCGCAAATGCAACTCAAACTATGGGTGTTTCTACTGGAAATGTTCTTGCTGGCGTAGTAAACGCACAAGATATTTTAGGAGGAGTTGCAACAAGTGGTGGCGGTTCAATGTCACTTTCCAAAGGAACTGGAGATAAAAAAACTTGGGCATCACAATTACTTACAGCACTTGGTGCACCAGTTAATGACAGCAACATTACTGCTTTAACTACTTGGCAAAGTAGAGAAGGCGGTCATTGGAATAACAGCGCAAGTTTTAACCCATTAAATACAACCCTTGATATGGGTAATTCTCAAAGTATGAATAGTGTTGGAGTAAAACGTTATAATTCTTGGGACGAAGGTGTTCAAGCAACTGTAAGCACTTTGACTGGAAAAAATGCTGATGCTCGTGGATACAGCGCAATTGTTAACGCTCTTCGTAGCGGAGCAAGCACTGAGACTATATTAAGTGCTGTTAGTAACTCTGCTTGGGTAACGGGTAAAACTGGTCAAAATTCTTACAAAGGATTTAAGGGTGGTGGAACACCAGGCGCACCTGGAATACCAAGTCCAAACCCTATGGATGGAGTTGCCGCCCCTGCATCAATGGCGGTTACGTCCTCATCTGGTGGTTCACGAGTTGTAAACTTTAATGTGCATTTACACGACGTTTCGGATGCTCAAGCAATGATTTTTGCAAAGAAAATTGAAAGTTATTTAAATGACAAAAAAGAAATCTCTGTGATGGGAGGCAAGTAATTGCCAAGTAAAGGTTATAACGGCACTTTATTTTTAGGGCCTAATGCACAGTTATACGCACAATATGGTGGACAAGAAAAATACTTGGCTGCCAAAAAAGCCTTTGACGACTCTAAAAAGAAGTACACAAACCAAGAGAAAACTTATACACAATCTAATACCAATTTACTTATTGCTTTAAATGCTCCAACATACGGTTTGTACGCTCAGTTAAATGCCGCAAAACTTGCCCATAACAATTCTCAAGTAGCAACCCTAAACACAAGCATTTCAGCAACACGAGCAAAAATTGCTGATAATAATAGACAAATTTATGTTTTAGAAGATAAAGTTAAAAAAGCACAAGCAGCATTTGAAAAGAAAAAACTTTCTGCAGGTGGTGGCGGTGGTGGCGGTGGTGGAAATGACACTATTAAACCTACTACTCCAGGAAAAGGTCCTTTTAACTTTAACGCACCCTTGGTTAACAGTTCTTACTTTTTAAACAAAGGTGATTTGCCAAAAATGCTTCCTGCTGGTTCTTCATCTATTGATAACGCAGAAGTTTTTTGGACTAAAAAAGACTATGGTAAGGGCGCCATTCAAATGGACCGTCTCACTAACACTGTTGAACTTAAAGCAACCGCCAAAAAAGAAGCAGCAAAAAACAAACTTCAATTTGACGATAAAATGTATGGATTTAGATTTCAGTACAATCCAACAACAGTAAATATGAGTTGGGCTGGAATGATGGGTGCAAACCCAGTTTATGAGGCTGCAGGTCTTGACCCATCAGTTCCAATGTCGTCAAATTTATTTACTGGAACTATTTCATTTGACATCATCCTTAACCGCATTCAAGATATAGCGTTGTTAGATAGTGCTGGAGGTTTTATACAGGGAACAAACCCATATCCATGGACAGTGTCACCTGAAGACCGTAAAACAATTGTTGAAAAAGGAACTATGTATGATTTAGAGTACCTATTCCGTACCCTTCACGGGTTTGCTTTTTACACTAACTTTAAGAGTACTTTAATGGGAAGAACTAATGACCCAGGTTGGTTGCCTGTACGACCAGTAGAACTTCATTTAGGTAACAAACTTCGTTACCGTGTTCGTATTAGCGGCCTTGAAGTTGTACATAAAATTTTTTCAGAAAAAATGATTCCAATTCTGTCTGTAGTAACAATTTCTTGTAGTCGTTACTGGGATGGACCTCCAGCAAAGGACCCTAAAAAATGATATATCTAGACAGCAGATATGCAGATGGCACTTTGTTTGTAGCACAAGAACCAAAATCTGGCGATTATATGCTCAGTATTTTTCGTGTGTTTCCTACATATAGCATTGCGTTTTATTGGTATGAGGTAACAGAAAACGACCGTATTGAAAACATTGCTACCAAAACTATTGGTAATCCAAATTTATGGTGGCAAATTATGGATATTAATCCAGAAATTTTAAACCCATTTAACTTAGAACCAGGATTACAACTTAGGATTCCTCGTGAATAGACAAACTCAAAACCGTGTAGGAACTACCTTTGAGGTAATTTTCCCTGATTTTCCTACCTTTAAATCTTCTCCACAATGGTTTAGATTAACTCAAGAGCAAGGCAAACAAGATGTAATTGAGATTGCTTACCCTTCTTTTGACAAACATTTTCAAAAAGCCTTAAAGACTGGTGTTATGTTTAAGGTAAAATGGAAAACACAACATGCCAAAGGGGAATGGTTTGGGTACGTCTACAATGGAGACGATACAACTCAATCTACTGTTAAACGTAATGTAATGCTTCGTGGTATTGGAACTTCTTTTACGCTAAAAGAAGGTGAAGGTAAAATTTGGAAAAATAAAACTGCTCCTGAAATTGTCCAAGACATTTGTAAACAACACAAGTTAAAAGCAGTAGTTGATAAAAGTAACGTTAGATTTGGTATGCAGTCTTTAGTTGGAATTACTAAGTGGGAAAAGATACAAGAACTTGCTGAACGTGTAGGGTTTCATGCTCAAGTAAGCGGTACTACACTTTACTTTCAACGTATTGACAGAATGATTGACCAGTTTGCATCTGTCATGCCTGTGTTTTCCTACAATGATGGTGGGGTTAACGCTGGAGTAATATTTGAAGCACAAACTCTAGATTACTTTAAATCAAAAATTGGAGATATTTTTGAACTAGGTAGTTATGATAAAAAAGATAAAGTAGTTCACGGAATTAACCCAGCAACAGGTAAAAGCCATAGTTACACAGCAAAACCAACAAAAGTTGGAAAACAAGTAAAAACAAATATTGTAGAAGCACTATTTAAAGAAGTTGCATCAACTGTAGTTGCAGAAACAAAATCTATGGCTAAAGAGTTGGCTGAAGGTATGGCACATTTAGCAAGGTTTTCAATGCACGGAGAAGGTAAAGGTCAAGGTGACCCACGAATTGCTCCTTACCGTACAGTTGAAATAAACGGAACAGGTGAAAACACAGATGGTTCTTGGGTTATAAAAAGGGTAGAACATTTTGTAACCTATGACGGTCGTTATACCGTGGACTTTACTTGTATGACAGATGGCCTTGGTAAAAACAAGGGTGGAGGATTCCGTAAAACTACGGCAACACTTGTTCCAACCAGAGATGTGGCATACGAAATGGCTACAGGGGGCAAACAGGCACCATCAACCCCTACAATGAGCGCTAGACAACCCCTGGTAAG